GCTGTTTGTTGTGGGTTGAATCCAGTGTACCCACCCAGTGATCTGCCTAGCGCACCCTCTGCGCCCTGCTGCATTCGAGCTGTGCGCGGTCCCATGGCGTACCCCATGGTAGCCTGTTGTGCGGCGGTTTGAGCTGGATCGAATCCAGCCATTGTTGCTCCCTGATAGTATTCAGGCAAGCCCCCTTTAAGAAGCTCTTCGGCTCCAGTAAACCCTTTAGTAAGGTAGGGTATTTGCTGTTCCCAAGGCTTGCTTGAAGCTGTTTGTACTGTTGTTCCGCCGCTCATAATTGTGTCCTCTTAATTTCCTTCCATAGCAATTAAGCCAGCAAGCTCGGTCTGAGCGTCAAGAACAGACCTAGGTGTAGCATATTGGGGGGTATCACCATAAGGTGGTGCTGAACCACTGAGAATCTCGGCATCACTAATAGTGGGTATAAATCTAGTGGGAGCTAACGCTGGGTAATCATGTATCATTCCGGCCATCGCTGGCGAAGTGGAATAACGATCCATACCCGGTGCATTCTGCTGATAATTAGTTGGGCCTGACATTGCATTTAATCTGCTTAATTCGGCATCTCTTTGCATCCTATTTAAGTTATCCATTGTGAGAGCAGGATTATCCATATAGGCTGCTTTTTGTTGTAAAGGAGAAGTTCGATATCCTTCCCGCGCCGCAGAAGGATTTCGTGCCGCCCATGCTTTCCGATCTTCAAACCCGTATGGATCACCAGCATAATCATACCATTTGCTTCCCGGCCCTTGATAGGAAGTTGTGCTAGTGTCACCTGACCCAGATGATGCTGCTGCGGCTGCTGCTGCTGCTGGGTTTGTTTTCACTTCTTGTTGTGGGCCGTACTCAGATACTGGCTTCTCCGCCCAGCTCCAATCTACGCCTCTCCCTTTCCACGGAGTAAGCTCAGGAGCTTGGTAGTTCCACAGGTTGTCAGGTATATGGTCTGGCTGCAGCCATGGCTGATACTCTAGAGGGATGCCTGACATCGCCGCTGGCGGTGTGTAATCAACAATAGACATTGGATAATTGCGATCACCGGGGCTACCACCACCACCTACATAAGGTTCGGTTCCGTTTCCGCCTGAAGTATCCAACCATTTCTCAAACCGCGTGTCGCCCTCGTATGGTTTGACATCTGTGCCCCCTTGATAAGTGCCGCCACTTAGGGCTTCATCCTCCGCAGCATGAGCCCTACCAAACGCAGCCTTTGATGTTGCTCCACGTTTGATCCAATACTGACTGTCAGCATGGCTTGGGTCGTCTTCTATTTTTTTCCAAGCTGCGGCAAGATCCGGGTATTTATCCACGTATGAGCCAAACTTAGCATCATCCTTGGGTCTGTATTTCGCATACTCATCTGCGTAATCGAATTTTCCGCCAAAGCTCATTATTGCATCCTCGTTTTTAGATCTTTTGTATACACTATATAACTGTCCTTCCAATCAGGGAGTAACTTCTTCCATCCTTTTCTGCCCCACATTTCTAAAGCAGAGCATTCACACTGGATGGCGAATGATTCAACCATGTCAATAAAATTGTACAGCTTCCCAAACTCAGAACCAGCGAGGGAAATTATCCTTAGAATCTTTTTCTGAGGGTACGGTATGATCTGTGTGATCATAGCAGAGTGGACCTTCTTGTCTTCAATAGCTACCCACAACTGCATCTCACCATGGGTAAGGGGTTCCATATAATCATCAGGATCTACTTCACCCTCTGTATGAGGAGACACTTCAGCCAACAGTGGAGCAACATCTTCCCACACATAAGCTACGTCTTCAGGTGACAACAGGTGCGCTCTCACAGTTTGTTCCATGTTTCATTAAAGAATGCGTAGATACCCTCTCCAGTTCCGCCAGGGTTCCACTCGGTTCCATCAGCGTAGCGTATGTCGCCGTCTCTTGGTTTCGTTTTCCTTATAGTCTCTGCTCCGGGTGCTACGGCAGTTTCAGATAGCTGTAACATATCCACGTTAAATATTAAATCACCCAGCCTGTTCAGTTCATTAAACAAATAGTTGGGTAATTGAGATGGATCTACGGGTGCAGGATTTGGTGACCACCTTGTTAGAGACTTGTACTCTTTAGGGCCATATTTATCTTTCGCCATTACATCATCCTGCTGCCGCGTCTACCTCTGGGCTGTACCTCAAAGGCTAAGCCGTGTAGTTTCCAGTCAAAGTCTCCGGTTGATTCAACCTTTACCCCAAAGTATTTACCCGATACCCTGCAAGACACCTTGGATTGTGTGTTGGGATTAAACGCAGTTGGACCCTCCCAAGTTACACCATCTTCTGTAGACATCTGATGACCAACGTATACGTCTACAGAGTTATCCCCAGACACTTCTATCTCCGGGTAAACGGCTGATACAAATTTAACCTGAGCGGAATCATTCATATCGTAACCTGTTCTCTGGATGTAAGATGTCATGTTGGTGCCATCCTTTGTGTTTCCTTCGTCATCGCGGTATATCTTTGTGTTGGTTACATCGGCAAACACCAGATGTTCGGCTACGTTATCGTAATTCGTCGAGCCCCACGCTCCAGACCCAGTGTCCCAAGTGGGTACAATAGTCGCCCAAGTTAGGCCAGTTGTTATTTCTACAATACCTGAATTTATGTGCGATGTATCTGGAACATCTCTGAAAGAGAACGTATTTGTTTTCCAGTTCCATATAACTGCCTTGTCTGGAACCGTAGAGCTACCAGATGGATAGCAAGCTAACATCTCGTTTCTTACATAGTCAGCCGCTACAAAACACTTTAAGTACTGATCATCGGTTGCGTTGAGTTCATCAAAAACACTACGCCGTAATCTTTCTGGCAACAACGGAGTAACAGTTTGCCCGTCACAGGTATAAAAGTCTGAGTTGCCTATAAAGAAATGACCACCCTCGTACTCAGCTATAGCGTTCTTTGACAGGCATCCTATGGTTGGAGAAAGCAGTTTGAATGAAAAGATGTAGGGGGTTCCCACATAGTTCATCACGTAGATGGCGTCTGTCTTGTAGATCAAGAATGAATCACCCAGCGGTAACCCGTCTATTATTTCTCCGGCTGTATCAGCCAGCTGGTACTCTCCGGCATCTAGCGTATTATCTGTAGCACTCCATGTCGCCGGGGCTTGCCCGTATGATGCCTCTGTAGACCATTTTACAAGTCTTGGCTCCTCGCTAGACCTTTCCCAATTTAGGCCCACTAAAAATGTCCTGAACGACCTGATTACCTTACACTTGTTTGTGGCCGGCCAGTTATCCAGTTCCCTAAACGGAGTTCCTATCGCTGGAGATCCAGCAGATAATGGCCACATTTGAGGCGTGTCAAATCCGTTTGTTGCTACAATTATTCCATTCAGGTTGGTTGCGGTCCACTTCTTCTTTTTCTCGTTGGCTCCATAGTCGTTGTCTGTGGTGCCCGTTGACCCAGACGGGGTAACTACGGCGTCATTAGGGTGCGCGTATGAAGTGGTTCCAGTAAGTGTTATTACCCCAGTGCCTGTATCTCTGGCACTGTAGACTAAAGCCTCATACCTGTTAGTAGACTCATCTTCTGTAGTGTCGGTGCCCACATCCAGCGTACCGGTTGCTGGAAGAGCCGTCAATGCGGCACCAGTATCAACAGTGATAGACCCGGCGCTGCCTGATACAGCCCCATCAAGTGTTAGGGTTGTTTGTCTAACAACATCTGTCCAAGTAGATCCGTTCCAAATCGCTATGTCTGTGGTTCCGTAAGCTATCCAATAGTAAGTTCCATCAGCTGCTAGATAGGGTTGTATGTAGTACGGCGGAAACGGAACAGTATCCATCACAGCAGAATAACCTGCTATCTTCTTGACACCGTTGTCTAAAAACCTGACATTATTTCCATTGCTCCAAGCATTGGGGGGGAGATTATAAGGGGGTATATCCCGTATAATTCCCACACGCCCTACATCTGCAACGGGTACTAAAGCCATTACGCTGGAGGCGTTGGCCAAGTGATGTTGAATGGATCAGACTGAGTGGTTATGTCCCTCAGCACTTGACGATGTGTCTGCCATTCCTGAAGTTTTGTATTGGTAAGAGGAACATCGTCTAGCTGTGTCCAATCAGATGCGCGTAACTTGAGAAGTCTTTTTCCCCTTACTACCTCCCACTGTTCAGGGACCACGCCATCTTGAACCTGCGCCCAAGTTGGTTTTAATGAGGGATCGCGGTAAACTACATCAGCCCCATAGTTGGACTCATCCACTTCATCCGCTAAGATATTAAAACTAGCTGCTGGGGGTATCTTTCCAAGAATCCTACTTAATGTCATTACGTCCATTATTATTCTACCTCCCAGACCATCCATGTAGCCGCGCGTGTAGCCGTCATTTGATCCCTATCGTTGAATTTGTCAACCCAGCTAAACGTGTTTACTCCGGTTGTACCATCCGGGCAATTAGCAGCAGTAACCTTATAAGTTCTGGAAAATGTATTAGTGAAATCCCACGTTATTCCAGACCCCTCACCAACGTCATCGAAATATATCATTGTATATGCGCTAGTGCCTGTTATTATAGTTGATGGAGAAGCATCACTTGCACCTAAATACCCTGTTACTTGAGCGCTACTCGCGCTAGTGAAGTTAGCAGCTGCATTTACGTAGCAAGTAAACTGAATATATAGGTTGCTTGTGGCGGAAATTTTAGTGTGAGCTACCGTCATCCCGGTATTTTCATAAGTGTTGTTAGAGGCGGGGCGATTAGAAGAAGCGTCTATCTTATGAGTGACCCCCACCAGCGGAGCGCCGATTGGAGCAGCCGATCCGTCTGTATACAGCAAACTAATCCAGCCACCATCATACAGTTTGAGAATATCATTTCCCTCATCAAACCATAACAATCCATTTGTCGTAGACGTGGGCGCGACCGCTCCAGAGTGAATACCATTTATCACTGCATTTGCATTTGGCATCGTGGTTTTAAGGACGGCCTTGATCAGCTTTAGGTGATCATCACCTTGTGATATATTATCTGAACCAGCGGGATTTGTATCAACTAATCCGCTAATGTATGTTGCGCTTTCTAGTCCCATTATTCGTACCTCACATGATATGGATCGGCTTCTACGTCAGGGGCGTTGGGCCATCCAAATGTGCCTTTATCTACTTCTATGTTGTGTGATTTAGTACCGGGGCCAATGACTTCGCTACCATCCACATCATAAGTAGAGGTGTAGCGCACCTCAACAATCGGATCATTCTGATAAGCCTTTACCGCATCCAAATCCGCAAGCGCATCAATCTCTGCTTCCTTTGTGTTTGACATAGCCCTAACATCTGCCCGGTAAGTTTTCCAATCGGCTGGCATAGCGGTGCCGCCATCCTCTTCTCTAATTCTCAACCAGTCAGATTGGGAAAGAGTTGATGATGCGATGCCCTTCACCTTAGCCTTCATCTGAACTTTCAGATCATCTGCCTTCTTTTCCGAAGAACCATAAGACACTACCCATTCAGAAGTTGCATCGTCAAAGTTGTACTCCTCACCGCTGGTGTTGTAATAGCGATGATCCGCAACCGATAGTCGTGCAGGATGGAACCCAATGTTAGCTAGTTCCGCCTTAGACCATTTTCTGAATATCTGTGCGGGATGTTTAAGTCCATCCTTGGTGATGGCTCTTGGTGTTTTTATTAGTCCATGACTTGGTGAATACCACATAATTTACCCCTCATTAAACTGCGTTTGAATATTTGAATGGATGACTTGCGAAGGCTAGATATATTTGAGGATAATTATT